CTTCACCGGCTACGGACTGCTCGAGGAGGGCAAGGTTCAGGTGTCGGACGCGTTCGGACGCGGCGGTGGACGGAGTGCGGTGCGCCGCCGGAGGTCGGCCCCGCGCCGGTAGGCTGAACGCCAGCAGCCACGCCGTGCTGCCGTGATAAGGAGGATGCATGACCAGCCCCGTCGCCTTCGGGCCGTACAGCAGCACCGCGAAGTACACGCCCGAGAAGCCGAGCTGGGTTCCCGCCAGCCATCAGGACCGCATCGCGGCGTACCAGCTCTACCGGGAGATATACTGGAGCCACCTCTCCGGCGGCTACAAGCTCCTGAACCGAGGGCTGGACCAGGAAGACGACCCGGTCTACGTCCCGAGCAGCCGCATCATCGTCGATACCCTCAACCGGTACGTCGCCCCGAAGCTGACGTTCAGCGTGCAGCTCGGCACCGGCAACGAGAACACGGCGCTGGCGGCTACCGACGCCTTCACCAAGCTGTTCGCGCGGGAGCGCTTTGCCAGCCGGTATGCCGCGAACAAGCGCGAGGGCATGATCACCGGTGACTGGGGCTGGCATCTCGTGGCGGACCCGGCGAAGCCGCAGGGCCAGCGCCTGAGCCTGCTCCCGGTCAAGCCGGACAGCTACTTCCCGGTCTACGAGGATGAGATGGTGCCGGGCGGCGACCCGGACAAGCTCGTCATGGTGCTCCTCGCCGAGCAGGTGCAGGTCGGGGACGAGACACAGGTCCGGGTCCAGCGCTACCAGCGCCTCGCCGGCGAGGACGGCACCACGGCACAGATCCTGAGCTCGCTCGAGATGTGGAAGCCGGACGAGTGGTTCCTGTGGCGGTACGACGACGACGCCAAGGACCCGGTCGAGGTGCTGAGCCCTCCCACCCCCCTCCCTCCGCAGATCACGGCCTTCCCGGTGTACCACGTGCCGAACCGGCCGGAGAGCGGCGCGGTGTTCGGGACCAGCCCGATGCGCGGCCTCGAGGTGCTTCAGGCGGCCCTCAACCAGTCGGCCACCGACGAGGACCTCGCCCTCGCGCTCATCGGCCTCGGGGTGTACGCCACCGACGAGGCGGGCAGCCCCCGTGACCGGGATGGCAACGCCGTGCCGTGGTTCATCTACCCGGGCGCTGTCATCGAGAACGCCAAAGGCCTGCGGATGGTCGAGGGTGTGCGAGGGCTGGACCCGTACAACCAGCACATCGGTCGCTTCGAGGGGTACATGGCCGACGCCAGCGGCGCCACCGACGCGGCGCGAGGGCGGATCGAGGTGCAGGAGGCCGAGAGCGGCATCGCCTTGCAGCTCCGGCTCGCCCCGACGCTGAGTCTGGCGGAGGAGCAGGACGCCATCGTGCTGGACGTGCACCGGCAGATGTTCTACGATCTCGTGCAGATGTGGTTCCCGGCCTTCGAGCAGCTCAACTTCACGGACGTCACGGTTCAGCCCATCCTCGGGGATAAACTGCCGGTCAACCGCAAGGCGGAAGTGGAGATGGTCGGGGCGCTGGTCCTCGGCGGCATCCTCAGTGCGGCCAGCGCGCGGCAGTACCTTGCCAAGAAGGGCTTCACGGACATGTTCGACCAGCGCGAAGGCGACCTCGTGCTGGCGGAGACGGTGAGCCGAGCGATGGCCGAGAGCGGGGACACCTCCTTCGACGACCGAGCCGCGCAAGAAGCCGCAGGCGACAACCCGGATGACGGCGGGCTGGACCAGGGAGCGCAGGCATGAGCAAGTGCAAGAAGACCAAATACGCCACGGCGATCAGCGCCCAGCGCGCGGCGGAACGCCTCGGGGGTAAGGGCGAGTACCGCGAGGTCGAGCGGTGCGCGCAGTGCCGCAAGTGGCACGTGAAGGACGGTGTGGTGTGAGCGCCCCGGAGCGGACAGAGGAGCAGAAGGCGGCAGACGAGCAGCTGAACGCAGCGGTAGAAGCCGTCGTCGCAGCCTACTTCCCGCTGGAGGGCATCCGGGTCATCGAGGAGTTCGTCATCGTGGTGGCGGCCACCGAGATGGAGGGCGAACAGGCTCAGGGCGGCACCCTCGAGCTGTTCCGAGACGGGAGCATCCCGAGCTGGAAGGCCGTGGGACTGCTCGACAGCGCCCTGGCGCGCCTGCGGAACAGCGCCCTATGACCAGCCGCATCCCGTGCGTCAAGACCGGCCAGCACGAACCGCACGGCTGGAACTGGCGCACGGGAACCCATGACTGCAAGGGGGTGACCCATGGCACAGCCGCTCCCGCAACCCAACCAGCCCCTCCTCGACGTGCTCCACGTCAGCGGGCTTACCGTCGCTGAGCTCAACCAGATGCTCGCGGACGGCGCCCAGGAGATCGAGCGCCTGATCCCTAAGCTCCTCGAGAAGCACACCACCGGCGGCCAGATCAAGGCGGCGCAGCTCGCCCTCGTGCGCAAGGAGCTGCATGTCGTGCAGGCGGCGCTGTGGGGCGATCTGGGGCGCGTGCTGCGGTCGGGGGTGGGTCAGGCCGTGGAGACGGCAGCGTCGGGCGGCCTCGACCTTCTGACGTCGGTTCTCGGCAAGAACCACGTGCCTCTCCCCGGCTGGCGGGACGCCCTCGTGGCGCAGGCGAAGGCGGGCATCGACGCGGTGCTCGCCAAGGCCAAGAACGGCATCCCGCTGGCCCGGAGCGTCTACAAGACGCAGGCGCTCACGCAGGGCATGGTGGACCGCAAGGTGAGCCAAGGCCTGCTCCTCGGGCACAACGCGAAGACCATCGCCAAGAGCGTCAAGGACATGATCCGCCCGGACGTGGCGGGCGGGGTCAGCTATGCGGCGCATCGGCTGGCGCGTACTGAGATCAACCATGCGTACCAGACGGCGCAGGCCACCCGGCACGAGGGCGAGCCCTGGACCAAGGGGATGCGCTGGAACCTCAGCAAGAGCCACCCGAAGCCGGACGTGTGCAATGTGAACGCCGAGACCAACTGGGCGGGGCTCGGTGCGGGCGTCTACACCTTTGGGAACAAGCCGGACAGTCACCCGAACTGCCTGTGCTACCAGACACCCGAGACGGTAGACGAGGACGAGTTCGAAGAGCAGTTCCTCGCCGGGGAGTACAACGCGTACATCGACGAGAAGCTCTACACCTACGCGCCGCAGGCGGTGAAGCTGCCATGCCGGTGAGCGTACCGAACCCGTACTCCGGTCAAGACGACGAGACGTGCAGTGTCAGCTTCGCGGCCCAGCAGAAGATGGCAGCCGGGGTCAGCAGTCCGCAGACGGAGGCGGACTACACCAAGAGCAAGCTCCTGGGCGAGTGGGGCGTCATTCAGGCGAAGCTGGCACAGGGCGAGATTCCCAATGGCACTAAGGTTCTCACGTTCGAGAACACCTCGCTCGGTGGACGGGGCTACCTGTACGTGAAGGGCGGCAAGCTCCACAAGAAGGCGTACCTCGTCACGGGTCAGACGACGGACGTACCGCTGCATCCCAGTCACGGCCAGATCTTCATCAAGAGCAGCGTCTACAAGACGGCGATCCCGCAAGCCGTGTCTCCCACCCCCACCTCCCCGCAGGTGGCGGCGCCCACCCCTGCCGCGCCGGTCAACGCCGGGAGTGACAGTCCGGGCAGCATGAGCCACGAAGACGTCGCGGCCATGTTCGTGAAGATCAAGGATGACCTCGCCAAGGAGAAGGGTCTCAACATCAAAGGCGCCAACCCGGCGCTCGACGAGGAGGTCTACAAAGCCATCGGCACCGCCACCGGCTACACGCCAGCGGAGGTCAAGGCCAAGATCGACGCGTATAAGGCGGACGGTAACAAGCTGAGCGTGCTGAAGAAGAAGGTGGTGGCCGGGACCAAGAAGGTACCCACCGGCAAGCCCGCTCAGAAGCCGCCTGCGGCGTCTACGCCGCTCGTTGGGGGTAGCGGTGGGGGTTCGGCTGACCCTAAGCCCAACGGGGTGCCTACCGTGGCCACCGAGGGCCTCGCGAAGAAGGTCAAGATCGAGGTGAAGGAGACCGTCGAGGCCAAGCCTGCCAAGATCTACAGCGACGAGGACGTCGCGGCGGCGTACATCATCGCCAAGGACCAGGTCGTCGCGGACAGCAATGGCAAGTGGACGCTCTACAGCAAGAGCGACGAACTGGACCTGGAGATCGCCCTCAAGGTTGGGCTCAAGACGGGGCTTAACCCGGCGCAGCAGAAGCAAGCGGTCGCTAACTACCTCGCCAGCGGCAAGAAGCTCAGCGTCCTCAAGAAGCAGCTCATCAAGCAGGGCGCCTTCGAAGCGAAGGCGGACACCCTCAAGAAGAGCGGTGTGGCGAAGACGCTCGATGAGAAGAAGAAGGACGTCGACGCCAAGGCGGATGCGGGCTACACGCCGACGCCGAACCCGGCCACCGGCACGCCGAAGATGGAGACGGGCAAGCCCCTCCCGAAGGCAGCGCAGGAGAGTGCTCGGCAGGCTGGTGACATCAGCCAGTTCTCGCAGGCTCTCAAGACGGACGTTTACAAAGAGTTCAAGGCGTTCGGGTCGAAGGCTTATCTCAGCAGTTCGG